TGAGATCGACTTGAGCCTCTCCAAAATGGAGCGGGTCATCATGCAACACATTGCCGAATCACAGGACCGAGTGGTCCTACACCAGGCAATGAAACATCTAATTGTAACCGGGAATGTCCTGGTCTACATGGGTTCGAGTGGTGTCAAGTTGTATCCTCTTGACCGTTTTGTGGTCGTCCGTGATGGAGAGGGTCAACCCACTGAGATCGTTACTGTTGAATCAATCAACCGTCAATTTTTACCTGAAAAATTTCAAAAGCCAAAACGCTCCATCAATCCAGTAGATGACAATACTGCTACTCCTTCTGTTGACGTAACTGTCGGTGAAGATGAAGCCGCTGTATACACATGGGCTAAACTTCAAGATGGACAATGGCGTTGGCGTCAAGAAGTTGATGGAGAAATCATAGAAGATAGCTACGGCAAAGCTCCAAAGACCCAGACCCCCTGGCTGCCCCTTCGCTTTAACATCGTTGATGGAGAAGACTATGGACGGGGACGCATTGAAGAATACCTCGGTGATCTTAAGTCGCTTGAGGGACTTATGCAAGCTATGGTTGAGGGCTCCGCTGCTGCTGCTAAGGTGGTCTTTCTGGTATCTCCTTCTGCTACCGTTAAGCCTGCTACTTTGGCAAAGGCCGGGAATGGAGCAATTATCCAAGGCCGTCAAGAAGATGTGTCCGTGGTACAAGTAGCCAAGCAGGCTGACTTTGCTACCGCATATCAAATGATTACTCAGCTTACTCAAAGGCTGAGTGAAGCGTTTCTTATTCTTACGGTACGTCAATCAGAACGTACCACCGCAGAAGAGATTCGCGCTACCCAACAAGAACTTAACGAACAGTTGGGTGGTATCTATGGGAACCTGACTACCGAACTGTTGCAGCCTTATCTTCAGCGTAAGCTGTTTGTGTTGCAACGTTCTAAGATCCTTCCCAAGCTTCCTAAGGGTGTTGTATTCCCCACTGTCATTGCTGGCATCGAAGGTGTCGGTCGTGGACAAGATAGGGAATCACTAATGATGTTCCTTCAAACCGTGTCACAGGCTCTTGGTCCTGAGGCTATGGTTAAGTTCGTCGATCCAGAAGAAGCAATTAAACGTCTTGCTGCTGCTCAAGGTATTGATACGATTAAGCTGGTTAAGACCGCTGATCAACGTCAACAAGAGGAACAGCAAATGCGTCAACAGATGGCACAAGGCACTTTGTTGGGTCAAGCCGGTCAGCTTGCAAAAGCACCGATGATGGATCCCGACAAGAACCCTGGTGTCATGGAAGCTATGCAAAACACTGTCAATGGAATCGCTCAATCAACCCAACCCCCAGCCCCAGCCGGCTGAACTTCCCGAAGCTAAACCTACTCCCCTTTCTCCTAAAAAGAAAGCAGCAGGTAAGGCAACAGTCAAGACTGATAAAGTCACCCCCGAACCCAAGAAAAAGGTTGTCACTCCTGGTCTTGGTAAGGTCACCCTTGTTTCTCACTAAACCATCCACCACCTATGGCTGAAATCACTTTCGAAGGAACAGACCCCGCAGTAACCGAAGCTCGACAGGCTGAGGAAGCGAGGCTAACTGAGCTTGGTGATAAGCTGATTGCCGAAGAAGAAAGTCGCAATCTTGCAAAGTATGAACAAGCTCAAAGAGACGCAGAAGCAGAACTGCGTTATGCCGGTAAATTCAAATCCGCTGAGGACTTGGAAAAGGCATACAAAGAATTGGAAAAGAAACTTGGACAGAAAGAAGAGACAAGTTCTGAGGACAACGACCAGGAATCTACTGAAGATGTACCTGCCGAAGAACCAGAAGAAGTTGTTTCCGAAACTGCCAAGTTTATCCAAAAAGCTTCCGAAGAGTATTTCAGTAACTCCAACCAACTAAAACCAGAAACAGTCCAGAAGCTCAAGGAGATGCCGTCTGATCAACTCATTGATGCTTATCTGGAACTTCAAAAGAATGCTACCATTCAAACCCAACAACTATCAGATACGGATGCGGATGCTATCCTCAATTCTGTTGGTGGTGAATCTGCTTACAATGAAACCCTTGCTTGGGCAGCAGATAATCTAAAACCAGAAGAGGTTGCTGCGTTTGATAACGTAGTTAATAGCGGAAACAAAGACGCTATTTTCTTTGCTGTTCAAGCCCTTAACCAACGGTACAAAGATGCTGTTGGTTTTGAAGGCAAGCGTGTTTCTGGTAAATCAGTTAAAGCACAATCTGCCAAGGCCTTCCGTAGTCAAGCGGAACTAGCTCGTGCCATTGGTGATCCTCGTTACCGGAATGATCCAGCTTATCGCTTGGACATTCAAGAACGACTGGCTGCAAGCGGCGATCTGCTTTAGTGGATCGTGGGGACTGCAATGTCCCCCATGCCTATTGAGGATGGGATAACCTCGTTAAAAACCCAGTCATGACTGGAGTATTGGCCCGCTGCGGTGGATACCCAATACAAAGGACAAACCCCACAACTAAATAATTTTTCCCGGGACACTCTTTAATCTATAAACTCTTCAACTTCTTAGACAAGTGACTGCAACTGTAACTCAGCTCGGCCAGGCTAACGGCGCGGGCGATACTCAGGCTCTGTACCTGAAACTATTCACCGGTGAGGTCTATGAGGCCTTCCGTAATGCTACGATTGCTAAGGGTCTGGTGATGAACCGCACCCTGCGTAACGGCAAGGAAGCACAATTCATTCACACCGGTCGTGTGTCGGCTGGGTATCATACCCCCGGCAACGCTATCCTTGGTAGCGGCGATCCGAACGTGGCAGAGACCACGATCGCAATGGACGACCTGCTGGTCGCTTCCGCCTTCGTTGATAACCTCGATGAAGTTCTTGCGCAATACGATATTCGAGGCCCGATCGCCCGTCAAATCGGCCAGAGCCTCGCAGAATTTTATGACCGCCGCATCTTCCGCGTGCTGGATCAAGCCGCTGAAGCTACTGCCCCTGTGACCGGCGAGCCTGGTGGTTTCGAAATCAACCTTGGCGTTGGCAACGAGTACAACGCTCAAGCCCTGGTTGATGGCTTCTTCGAAGCTGCTGCCCGTCTGGACGAAGTCGCCGCCCCTCAAGAGGGTCGTGTGGCTGTGCTGTCTCCCCGTCAGTACTACGCTCTGATCAGCCAAGTTGATACCAACATCCTGAACCGTGACTTTGGCGCCTCTGGTGGCAGCCTGAACAGCGGTGAGGGTCTGTATGAAATCGCTGGCATTAAGATCTACAAGTCCAACAACATTCCCTTCCTGACCCGTTATGGCTCTGCTACCGGCGACCTGATCGACGCAGCTGCTGTGACCGGTGAGAACAATGACTACGGTATCCGTACCGACTTCACCAACTCCTGTGGTCTGATCTTCCACCGTGACGCTGCTGGTGTCGTTGAGGCTATTGGCCCCAGCGTGCAAACCACCGGTGCCGACACCAAGGTGATCTACCAAGGTGACGTGATCGTTGGCCGTCTGGCTTATGGTGCTGGCTCTGTCCGCCCTGCCGTGGCTGGCGCTTTCCGTAACGTGGCCTGATACGCTTACGTTAGTGTTTTGTGGGGGTCCTTTGTGGCCCCCTTTTTTCTTGCCCGATAATAATGACTACCCAACTACAAGCTATCAACCAGATGCTGAGTGGCATCGGGCAAGCCCCGGTGGTGAGCCTAGATGTCGCTAACCCCGAAATCTCTATTGCCCTTGATATTCTGGAGCAAGTAGATAGAGAAGTACAAGGAGAAGGTTGGCACTTTAATACCGAAGTTGCTTATCCTTTTATTGCTGATACTTCTGGTAACATTAGTGTTGCATCTAATGTCCTTCAGATTTCGGATAACAAGTTTGCTAACAATCAGAAATACCAGACCGTATTGCGTGATGGCAAGCTCTATGATAAAATCAACCACACCTATACGTTTACTGCCGGGTCAACTGTAAAATGTGATGTTGTCTGGAAGTTTGACTTTGAGGATCTTCCTCAGGTTTTTAAAGACTACATCACTCAACGGGCTACCCGTGTCTTTGCTGGACGGGTTTTGGGTTCCCAAGAAATGGTAACCTTTAATGCTCAAGACGAAGCCCTGCTGCGTGCCAACTGCCTTGCTTATGACACCAGCAGTTCCGATGTGAATATCTTTGGCCAAGAGACTGGACAAAACCTTTACATCAGCTATACTCCATTCCGTGCTATTGCTCGATAAACCATGCCTGCTATCTCACAAAAACTAAGAGGATTGATTGGTGGGGTATCGCAGCAACCGGATTCTCTTAAACTTGATGGTCAGTTTAGAGAATGTGATAACTTCTATCCTGACCCAACCTTTGGTCTTATTAAACGACCAGGGACTCAATTTATTCAAAAACTAGCAAACGTATCCACAGGTGATAGCAGCTGGTTTTTTATTTGTAAAGGTCTAAACGAAAAGCTTCTTCTTCAGATTACAAGAGCTGGTGTTGTAAAGCTTTGGGATGCTCAGAGTGGTGTGCCGTATACTGTCAATACTCCCTCAGCATCTGCTACAACCTACGCTACCCACAAGAAATTTGATGACCTAAAGGTTCTTCAAATTAACGATTTTATTTTTATTCTTAATCGTACTATTTTGGTAACAGATGACGGACTTACTGCTCCGTCAATCACACCATATGCTTACATCAGTATTGATACGATTGTTCACGATACTGAGTATGTGGTTGTTCTTGATGGTACGTCATATACCTATTCGTCTCACACAGCCCCTTCCAGTGGCTTCTCCATTCAAGATGTTATCAATGGTTTAATCAGTGCAATCCCCAGTGCTACTTATACCGCTACTGGTGTAGGCAGCACTATCCATATTCAAAGGGTGGATGGTGCTGACTTTAGTGTGGAAGCAAGAGGCGGAACAGCTGGCACGGCAATTAAAGCCTACAAGGGTTCTGTATCTGGTGTTGAAGCATTGCCTTCTACATTTCTTAATAATAAAATTATTGAGGTAGCTGGATCAGACATCAATGGAAGGGATGACTATTTCCTTAAATTCCAAACCAGCGATGGGGGCTCAGCTGGTGCTGGTATCTGGATTGAAACGATTGCTCCGGGCGCTGAGTTAGGTGTAGATGCTACTACCATGCCTCATGCGCTTATTCGTGAAGCAGACGGTACTTATACGTTCCGTGAGCTTAGTGAGTCGGCTGCTAGTTCTTATGTTACCTCTACGTCGGTCAATGGTATTCCTACGGATGTCAGTGTTACCAGCAATGGAGCTGCTCGTTGGAATGTGGGTCAAACCTTTTCTTGTTATGGAGGCACAGGACAACACCTACGTCTTCGAGTAACAAGTACAAATGCTAGTCGGCAAATTACAGGTGTAGCTATTGAACGTGCTGGTCAAGATTATACCGCAGCAGATGTGGTTAATAACTTAGAGGGTGATACGTTTACCATCAACACAGTAGCAACACAGACCTTACCCGGTACGACGTGGGCAACTCAGTATTGGCAGCAGCGACAGGTTGGTGATGAGAACAGTAATCTAAGTCCAAGCTTTATTGATTCTTATATTACTGGTATTTCATTCTTTAAGAATCGACTGGTATTGATGAGCAATGAAAACATCATTTGTTCAGTTGCTGGTGAGTTCTTAAACTTCTATGCTGGTACTGTTATTACTGCTATTGATAGTGATCCTATTGACCTATCCGCAGGTGCCGTAACTCGTATTGAATTTAGAGACGGCATTCAAGAATCAACGGGTCTTATTTTATTTGCTGATAACTCACAATATATTCTTCAAACCCGAACAGAAGCATTTTCTCCAGCTACGGCAGAACTTAACCTGATTACTAGCTATAGTCATAGCATTGACATTCCTCCTGTTGACCTTGGTGGTTCGGTTGTTGTTCTTGAAGAAAACAATACATCCGTAGCTGTTAACCAACTTAACATTAAAGCTAGCACTGTTACAGCTCCAAACAAGATTGAGCTGAGCAAAATTATCCCATCGTATATCCCTAACGAAATACACACAACTCTTAATAGTCTTAGTGTGTCACTTATGGGAATCCTTACAGATCGAGAACCAAGGAGTATTTATCTATTTAGGTATTACACTCAAGAAAACGAACGCCTGTTGGCGTCTTGGTTTAGGTGGACATTCCCCGCTGACATATTGATGTGTGAGTTCCACGAGGATGAGATCTTTATCATTCTTAACACAGACGATGGTCCAGTCATCTGCCACTCAGAGCTAATGACAGAGACTCCAGGTGGTGCTATCTTGTTTGAAGATAAATACATTGACCTGAGGTTAGATTTGTTTGATTATTATCCAAGCAAGTCTTATGTGTCTGCTGATAAAGAAACAAAGATCTTCCTAAAAGAAGGAGCCCGCATCAGCGACGGCACTGTGTCTTTGGTTAAGATCAGCACTAATGATTCTGGTTATGCCACCTATCCTACGGTAACTTATGATGCTGCGGCTCCTGCTGGACAGAAGTATTATGTTACTGTTGATGGTGATCAAACCGCAGAGGAGTATGCTATCGGGTATCAAATCACATCCGAAGCTCGCTTCCCTGGATTTTATATCAAACGAGAAAACATAGCGGACGAAACTAACATCCCAGTAGTTCACCGCATTCGTTTGTTTAGTTATGAATCTGGTCCATTTGAGATAGAACTTAATGTCCCAGGTCGTAATCAATTTACCTTAACTCTTCCACAAATCACAGCAAACCTTAATGCTGCCAACCAAGTTCCTATGATTAGGACCGCTGACAACACCATCCCAATCATGACCAAAGGAACTGATATTGATCTTAAAATTATTTGTAATGCCCCTTTCCCTCTTGCGCTTGTATCGCTAGAATGGGAAGGCACTTACAATAACAAAGGAATCAAACGCATATGATCCACGAAATCCGCCCAGCTACAATTGAAGATACTATCTATTTGGCTGAACACCTTCAGGCGGATGACCTTAACGAAATCCTCGGGTGGGGCCACAATCCTTATCAGGTTCTACCCGAGTCCTTTTCACAGCTAGAAGACCCTATTACATTTCTTGTAAAGGGTAAGCTGTGTGGGATGGCGGGGGTATCCAGAACAGATGCCAACTGTGGTGCGATTTGGATGTTGACCACAGATCATGTCCGCCCTTATCCAAAACTCTTTTTTAAGGAGGCTAAGAAATGGGTCGATCAACAGTCCTCCTATGCTGTGCTTCATAACATAGCTGATCCACGAAACCGAATGCACATGAAGCTTCTCCATATGCTTGGATTTAAGAAACTTGGTTATGCAACGGTTGGACCACAAAAACTAACGTATGTAGAATTTGCTAAATTGACAAATGTGTGATCCAGTATCTATTGGTCTCGGTGTAGCTACTGCTGGTCTTGGTACGCTTCAATCTATTGCTGGTTATCAGCAGCAGCAAGCACAGTATGCCTATCAACAACAAGCAGCTCAATATCAATATCAGGTTGAACAGGCTAACGCAACTGCCCGTTACAACCAAGAGATGGCAGCTTATCATGCCTCTCAAGAAGCCTACAATTCACAGATCGAAGCCAACGCAGCTGCGGCTAACCGAGCCTACCAGTATGAACAGCTTCAACTAAAGGGTGAGTATGATAGAGCCTCTCAACAAGCACAGCAGTTAATGATCGACAAGATCAAGAAACAGGGACAAGTTCTTGCTGTGGGTCGTACTGGTAAATCAGTTGAGGTTCTAGCGTCCGACGCAGAGCGTGAGTATGGACGTGACCTTGCTGCCCTTGGAACTAACCTTGGCTATGCTCGTGATGCCTATAGCTTGCAAGCCGAACAAATCTATTTGGATGCTAAGTCTGCTAACGCTATGGCAGCCTCTAGGCGCATGATTGAACCGATCAAGGGGTTTGTAGCCCAGCCTTATTCTGGACCCGCTCCAAGCGCTGCTGGGATGGTCTTAGGCATTGGTCAGTCTATCCTTGGTGGTGTCACTACTGGTATGAGTCTTGCTGCTCCGGCAGCGGGTGCTGGTAATGCGGCAGGCTCTGGTGTAACTCTTCCTTCTTCTACAAATGTCAGCTTTGCTGATGCAATGAAAATGCCTAAATTAGCTGGGTAACAAATGGCAGTACAACTAACCGGATATCAAGGCCCTCGCGGCTTTAAAGCTGAACAGGTTTACGATAAATCTGGTCAGATGATGCAGCAGGCAAAGCAGGACGCCCAGTACCGGCAGGATGCTTTTGCCAGCTATAAAGAAGGTGTTCAGCGTCTCGGTGCTGACATTGCAAAGAATCAAGAAAATGACCTTAGGGCACTGTCTCAGTTTAGTGACACCCTGAGTGAGTTCCTTGTCGATTATCAAAAGAAACAAAACGACAAAGAATACAAACTTGGTCTTGCTGAGGTGATGAATGGGAATGTTCAATTTCCAGAATCCACCATTCAACAACACAATGCTGATGTTGATAAATTAAAGGCGGCTGCTGAAGCAGACGGTGAGGTAGCCAATACGGCAGCCGAACAAGGTCAAGAGACTTTTAGTGCACAGTTTCGTCAAAAGAGTCCTGCCATTAAAGGTTGGCGTGCTTACGGTCAAGCTGTTGCACAGGCAAAGAAAACGGGCCTTATGAGTCAGGCATTTTTGGCTGGTTTCTGGTCAAGAACGGAACCTATTGTTCCTATGCCTGATGGCACGTTCAAATCTCCAGCACAGATCAAATCAGAAGAAGGTACGTTAGAAGAAATTGCAGCAGCAAACTCCATTGCTCTGGCAGAAATTTCGCAAAAGAACGGTCTTTATAGCATTAACCCTGTTATTATTGCCGAAGAGTTTGCACCGTCTTGGCAAGCCGCTTCTTCTGCGCAAGCTACCAATTTGATCAATGGCATTGCAGCTGATCGTCGAGAAACTGCAATTGTTAATTATAGTAATTCGCTTAAGGTAGACGTTACCAAAGCATCCAATGCTGGTACGCCTCAAGAAAAAACACAGATTCTTGGACAGTCATATCAGACTAATGTAGAAAATCTTGTTCTTGAGGGTGGATTGTCCCGAGGCAAAGCAGCTCAAGTTGCTTTCCAAGCTCAGCTGTCGGCCATTCGGCAATTACCCAAAGAGGAAGCACTAGCAGCTTTGGATGCTTTATCTGAAGTTCCTAAGATTGCAAAAGATCCTAAGTCTGGAACTCTTGGTCAGTTTCATTTTGATCAAATCAAAGAAACCCGAGATGCTATCATTGCCGATGATGTCGAACGGCTTAATCAACAAGAAGCAGCTGATAACCGCGAAGTCCGTAAAGTCATTGGCCGACTTCAAGAAGCTCGCCGTACTGCTGCCGGTGATCCAGGCAAGCTAGCTGAACTTAGTAAGCTTGAGCTGGAAACCTTGGAAAGATATGCTAGCATGGGAAATGCTACTGCTATCACTTTCCTAGAAAACGAACGTGCCAATCAGATGATGCCGTCTGATTACGTTGAACGTAATGGTCTACTGCGTCAAGCAGACGAAGGCACGCTTACCGTTGATCAGGTTGACAAATCTAATCTGCCAGAGTCTGAAAAGAAAATCCTGCGTGAGCGTGCAAACGATGCTGCTCGTGTAGATTTTACCAAGACGTGGGGAAAGGCAAGCAGCGACCAAGCAGCGTCTGAAATTCTTAAAGGAAACAAAAAAACTAAACCTTATGTACTGGATGCAGGGGGTAAGCCTACAGAAGATCCAGCGGCATTTGCGGTTTA